GTTTCCTGTTGAATTACAAGAGATATTACTATCCCATGTGTTCAGCAAGGAGCTTGCCGATTGTTGGAGGAAAGTTCTGACTTCACGCTCATTCTCATATAGAAACACGCATGTTAAATGGGAAACAGGGCAACCACTTGGACTATTGTCTTCGTGGGCTGCCTTTGCTCTCACTCACCATGCTATCATTGAATTCTGCGCATTTCGAAAAGGGTTTAAATCCTTTAAGAAGTATGCAGTTCTCGGTGATGACGTTGCTATATGGGAAGAGGATGTTGCCAAACAATACGAGCAACTTCTCACAGAGATAGGAGTTCCTATCAACTACGATAAATCACTCGTAAGTGACACAAGGACCCATAGACTTGAATTCGCTAAGCGAATCGCGGTCAATGGAGTCGAGATTTCAGGTCTAAAACCTGCAATACTGAAAAGTTCAGATACCCTAAGTGGATATCTTGATCTAATCAGGACGGCAAGAGATAGATCCTGGAACCTTCACTGGGCCGATGTTTTAGGCCCGTCCTCTTGGTCTGTAAACCGTAAGGACTTACTATCAATCTTGGTATGGGAAGCGTCTGATGGTACCTGTGCCCCAAAAGGATTAATAATCCCAGAGGGTAACACAGAAGTAACAAAAGACTCTATCTTTAATGATCTAAAAGAAGAAATTCTTTCAGTCAGAAGAGATTCCATACTTCAGAAGGTAGAACAGTTGGATAGACTCTTGGCAGGGAAACCTGTCGAAGAGCTTTTCCAAAAGGGGGGAATAACCGTATCGGAACGATCAATTGGTTTACTAGGGGCAACCTCAGTTTATCATCCTGTAGTCTGGGAAATTAACAGAGTTGGTGAGTCCCTTAACAGGGTACTTATCAAACTCTGGGAAGAACCCGGACCAGACGGTCTCCCACCAATGAGTGATGTAGAGTTCTTACCAATCCCTAATCTTGGTGTATACTTTGGAGAGAAGCATTTGCTTCGCTCTAAAGCACACTCAAGTTTAGTGTTACGTGCATGGTCATCGTTAAATAACCATGAAGTGGACTAGCAATATTTACAACTTTCATAGGCGGTGGGGTAAAACCGTCTAAGGACATCTAAAAGTGTCTACCTAGTGAACTGTGTCCGGATCTCTCCG